CTAAACAAATTACTCCAGAAGAAGCAGATGTATTAACTGGAAAAGTAGATAGTTATATAGAAAAAAATGATCTTAGTAGTTTTTGGACTGAATCATTATTTACAGGTAGTGGTATGGCTAGAAATGCTACTAGTTTATTTGCAGGAGAAGATGGCGAGTTTGATCAAGATGAATGGAATAAATTTGTATCTGAAACTGGTGGCGTAATTGAACCTACTAAAACTACTGTTCCTACTCAAACTAAAGATGAGACTCAAGCTATAATTAATAAATCTTCAAGATTAAGTACGCAACAAGATCAACAAGATGAACAAAGAGGGCAAGATAAACGTGATGCTAAAGCTAGAGCAGCTAAAATTATAAAAGAAAAAGAAGCTATAGGACCAAAAGCAAGCGTTCAAGATGTTGTGAAAGCAAGAGCAAAAACAGATGAAGGTCAAGCAGCAGCAGCAAAGAAAAAAGCTGATGATGATGCAGCTTCAAAAGCTGGTGTTACTGGAGGAAGTAGCGGTGGTATGAATAAAGGTGGTTTAATGAAGAAGAATAAAAAATAGATTAAACATAATCTATCCGACAATAACTATAAGGCTACTCAGCTACGGCTGACCCCAACATAAAGGAGATGGATATGCCTGAACTACAAGAGGTGGAGACACCAAAAACTGCAGGGTTTGTAAACTCTAATCATAACAATCGTAATCGTAAACGTATTGAAGAGGATGAAAAAGAACTTGAAGAACTACAAGGTGGTGAAGAAGTTACCCAAGAAGAAACGCCCAATACAGAAGATGAAGAAAAGACGTTATCAAGAGAAGAAAAATCTTTTAAAAAACGATATGGTGATCTTCGTAGACACATGAGTGAAAAAGAAACTGAGTGGAAAGATAAGTTTGATTTATTAGAAAATCGAATGAAAGACTCTTCAATTAGTTTACCTAAGTCTGATGAAGATATTGCAGCATGGGCTTCTCAATACCCTGATGTTGCTGGCATAGTAGAAACTATTGCTAGTAAAAAAGCAGAAGAGATGTTTAGTAAAGCTGATGTACGTCTTAAAAAAATGGATGAAGTACATTATGAAACTAAAAGGCTTGAGTCAGAAGCAGCAATTAAAGAAAGTCATTCTGATTTTGATGAGTTAAAAAACTCTGATGCATTCCATGATTGGGCAGATGAGCAACCTAAGTGGGTTCAAGATGCACTGTATGAAAACTCTGATGATCCAGCTTCAGTAGTACGTGTTATTGATTTATACAAATCTGATAAAGGTATGACTAAATCAGCTAAGAAAATTAAATCAAAAGAAGCAGCAAGTGTTGTAAACAAAAGAAGCAAGACTTCGATTGATGCTAGTGAGTCAGAAGGTACTATAAAAGAATCTGATGTAGCTAAGATGTCAGACAAAGCTTTTGAAAAGAATCAAGAAGAAATTACTCAGGCAATGCGTTCTGGGAAATTTATTTACGATATATCGGGTAAAGCTCGATAATAGCTATTGACAAAGAGTTAATAGTATATATAACTAAGGGATAGTATTAAGAGCCTCTTTATAAGACTACCTCTACTACTATCTCTTTTCCAACGAAGTCTAAACAAACTAATAAGAACTACCTGAAAAAGTACAGGCCCGATAAAATTAGAGTTGGCCGACTCTTTTAATATTGCACCCTAGAAAAATTCAGCCTCTTGAGTAAAATGTTTAGCTTAACTAAGCCAAACAATATCAATAGGAGGATTTACTATGGCTTTTACAACCGCAACAGGTTACGGCAATTTACCAAATGGTAATTTTAGTCCCGTAATCTACTCTAAAAAAGTACAGCTTGCATTCCGCAAGAGTACTATATGTGGAGATATTACAAACTCTGACTATTTCGGAGAGATTACTTCTGCTGGTGATACAGTACGTATTATTAAAGAACCTGAGATTTCTGTTTCTGAGTACAGTCGTGGCGCAAATGTCACAGCTCAAGATTTACAGGACGAAGACTTTACATTAGTGATTGACAAATCTAATTATTTTGCTTTTAAAATGGACGATATTGAGGAAGCACATTCACATGTAAACTTTATGGATCTTGCAACCAATCGTGCTGCTTATCGTTTAGCTGACAACCATGACCAAGAAGTTCTTGCTTATATGTCAGGTTACAAGCAGTCTACTTTGCATAGCAAAGGTGATGCTCTTAATACTACTGTCAATGGAACTAAAGCTGTTTCTACTGCAGGGTCAAATGAGTTGCTTTCATCTATGCAGCTTCACAAAGGTGACTTTGGGAATATAACTACTACGTCTGCTGGTACTCACTCAATTCCTGTGACTGCTCGTATGCCGGGTGCTACTTCACTCCCAACTGCTACCGTTTCTCCTGCGATGATTATCTCACGCATGAAACGTTTGCTTGACCAACAGCAAGTTGACTCACAAGGTCGCTGGCTTGTAGTTGATCCAGTATTCATGGAAATCCTAGCTGATGAAGATTCACGCTTCATGAACGCAGACTTCGGTGAATCAGGTGGACTACGTAATGGTTTAACCATTAGTAACTTCCACGGCTTCCGTGTGTATTCTTCTTCCAATCTTCCTGCACTAGGAACTGGACCGGGTACATCAGGTACAGCTAATCAGTTGACTAATCTAGGAGTAATTATGGCTGGACACGATTCTGCTGTAGCTACTGCGGAGCAAATCAACAAAACAGAATCATATCGTGACCCTGACAGCTTTGCTGACATTGTTCGTGGTATGCACCTTTACGGTAGGAAGATACTTCGGCCTGAAGCTATCGTTACTGCTCGTTATAACGCAGCTTAAGGGAGATATAAACTATGGCTACCTATGACATGACTTCCAGTGATACCGCTGGTGTTGGAGCAAACGTTCTTGCTATTCCAACAGTAGTTGGTAACTCTGTACGTACTATTGAAGCAATACTAGATATTGATGCAATGGTAACTGCCGGATACTCTGGCGCAAATGGTGACATCTTTCAACTACTTGAAATTCCTGCCGAATCAGTAATGCTTGCTGGTGGTGCAGAAATCATGAAGTCCTTTACAGGTTCTTGTACTTGTAATATCGACTTCGGTGGTGGAGATGACATTGTTGACGGTGCTGCTCTTGATGCTGCAGCTGGTACATACCTTGTAAAAGGTAGTAACGGTGAAGCTAATATTGTAAACACTGGTGCTGCATCTACATTTGCTGCAGAAGCACTTGCTCTTGTTGGTGCTGCAGATACTATTGATGTAGTTATTGCTGGTGCTGCACCTGCTACTGGACGCCTACGGGTCTATGCAGTAATTGCAGATATTTCAGCTGCACACACTGAGGCTGCTTCAGCCCAACGTGACTTGCTGTAATAGTAAAACAAACTTTGGGGCTGGCTTTGTGCTGGCCCCATTGTCGCATCCAAAGGAAACCTAATGGCACTTACATTTCTTTCATTAACTAATGATGTTATTACTCGTATGAATGAGGTGTCACTTACTTCTTCTAATTTTACAGATGCTAGAGGTATTCAAGTACAATGCCAAAATGCTGTGAATGAAGCAATAAGATATATTAATCAAAGAGAGTTTGGTTATTCTTTTAATCATGCTACAAATACATCTACATTAGTTCCGGGACAATGTAGATATACTTTACCTACAAGTACTAAGTCAGTAGATTATAATACTTCTAGGATTAAAAAAAATTCTACTCTTAATGTAGCAGGTAATAATTTAACAACTGTTAATTACAATGAATACATTGAGAAAGATTATGCGAATGAAGAAGATGCAGTTATTGCAACAACTTTAAATGGATCTCATTCAAGTTCTGTTACAACTTTAACTCTTGCTTCTACTACAGGTTTATCTTCAACAGGTACTGTATATATTGGAGGTGAGCAAGTTACATATACTGGAATATTAGGTAATGATATTACAGGTTGTACAAGAGGTGCAAATAGTACAACAGCAGAAACTCTTAGCAGTGGTGTTGCTGTAACTCAATTTGATGGTGGTGGTGTTCCTAGAAATATAATACGTACCCCAGATAATAACTATTTACTTTACCCATACCCAGATAAACAATATACATTAACATTTGATTACTTTACATTCCCAGATGATTTATCTGCACAGGGAGATACAACAAGTATACCTGACAGATTTTCACCTGTAATTGTAGATGGAGCTTCAGCTTTTGTTTATCAGTATCGTGGTGAAATGCAACAGTATCAATTAAACTTTGGTAGGTTTGAGCAAGGTATTAAGAATATGCAAAGCTTACTTATTAATAAATATGAATATGTTAGATCTACTGTACTAATAACTCCTAGAGGTTCTGCTAACTTCATGTCAGGAGTTATTTCTTAGTGCCTGATAGTTCACAAACACAACCAGCAGCATTTAACTGTGAGGGTGGGTTAGTTCTAAATCGTTCTAGTTTTTTAATGAAACCGGGAGAAGCTTTAGTACTAGAAAACTTTGAGCCTGACGTTGAAGGTGGCTACAGGAGAATGAATGGTTATCGTAAATACTTTAATCATATTGTACCACAAACATCTTCTGCTTCTGAAAGAATTATTGGTGTAGCTAACTTTGCAAATAAAGTAATAGCTTGCAGAGGTGAAAAGATATACAATGGTGCATCTACAGAATTAGCTACAGCTATAACTGCAAGTGAAACTATGTCGGGTTCAGGTATAATTAAAGTAGATTCTATTTCTGGGTTTACTACTAGCGGGACACTACAGATTGAAAGTGAAATATTTACTTATACTGGAGTAAGTAGTGCAGTTAACCCAAATGAATTTACAGGAGTAACTAGAGAAGCTTCAAGTACAACTGCAGCAGCACATCTTGGAAATGTAGTAGTTTCTTCTAGTTGGACAGAGATTGATACTGGTAGGACAAGTGCGTCTAAGTATAGGTTTGAACGTTTTAACTACAACGGTACAGATAAGATTATATTTGTAGATGAAGTAAATGCACCTGTAGTATTTGATAGTTCTTTTAATGCAGTAGATGTATCTGAAAGTGCAGTTGCAGGTTCTAAGTTTGTAGCATCATTTAAAGATCATATGTTTTATGCAGGTAAATCTTCTACACCAGAAGAAGTTGTATTTAGCATACCGTTTGATGAGGATAATTTTACTTCAAGTGATGGTGCTGGTAGCATTAGAGTTGATGATACTATTACAGGACTTAAAGTATTTCGTGATGCATTATTTATATTTTGTGAAAATAGAATATTTAAACTAACAGGAAATACTTCAACTGACTTTGCAATGGCTCCAGTTACTAGAAGTATTGGTTGCCTTAACGGAGATACTATACAGGAATTTGCAGGTGACTTAGTATTCCTTGGCCCTGATGG